CTTCGCGTTCCTCTGGCGCGAGTGGAAGGGCTTGGCGGGGTACTACGACTTCACCGACCTGATCGAGGTGTGCCTCGAATCCTTCGGCCCTCCCACGGGCGTGCGCATCGCGTGCTACGACGAGGTGCAGGACTTCAGCCCGCTGGAGCTCTCGCTTGTGCGTAAGTGGGCGCACGACCTCGAAGGCGTGGTCTTGGTCGGTGACCCCGACCAGTCGATCTTCCACTTCAAGGGCGCGAGCCCGCGGGCGTTCCTTGAGCCTGAGCTACCGCCCGAGTCCTACCGAGTCCTGTCGAAGTCGTGGCGCGTGCCGAAGGTGGTTCACGCGATGGCATCGTCGTGGATCTCGCGCTCGTCGTGGAGGTACCCGTTCGAGTACACGCCGAAGGATGCGGAAGGTGTGATCGAGCGGCGCGACGGGTCGCAGTGGCTCTCGCTGAAGCAGCCCGATGTCCTCGTGCGTGAAGTCGTGAAGCACAACGCCGCCGGCAAGGTGTGCATGATTCTTGGATCATGCGCATACCACCTCCAGCCCACGCTCGGTGAGCTCAAGCGTCAGGGCGTGCCCTTCCACAATCCGTTCGTGTCGCGCGGCGACTGGAACCCGCTACGCGGCGGGCCTGAGATCGTGCGTGCGTTCCTTGAGACACCACGGCCTGACCTCTTCGGCGGTGAACTCATCGATGGCTTCGAGCGGTGGTGGCACCCGAAGACGATGTGGAAGTGGGCCCAGCACATCAGGGCCGCGGGCGTGTTCGTTCGTGGCGGCAAGGAGATCCTGCGTGGCCGAGCGGAGGAATCGAACAAGAACACCCACGGCCTCGATGTCGAGGAGGTGCGTGAGCTCATCGAGCCGGCGGCATTCGAGGCGATGGTCGAGTGCCTGAAGACTGACAAGCCGTGGGAGTGGTTGCGTGCGAACTTGCTGCCCGAGCCACGGAAGAAGATGGAGTATGGATTCCAGATCTGCGACCGCTCGGGCGTGCGCGCGCTGACCGACAAGCCGAAGGTGGTCATCGGTACAATCCACAGCGTGAAGGGAGCCGAAGCAGAGGTCGTGTACTTGTCCCCGGACTTGAGCCGTAAGGGCTACGAGGAGTGGATGGGATTCCCCGAGCAGCGCGATGTGGTGCGGCGGGTGTTCTATGTCGGCATGACGCGATCGAGTGAGCGGCTCGTGCTACTGGGCCGCAGTGAGAAGCAAGCCTTCATCGAGTGGGACGCATGACCGCGCAAGACTTCTTCTCAGCCGAGGGCTACGACAACGAGAAGCAGGCCGTCGAGGACTTGCGCCGGCGCGTGACGATGTCGGGCCTCTTCAAGATCTACGACGAGGTGCAGGGCAAGAGCATCGGAATCTGGCACATCCAGCAGCAACGGCGCATCGACATGATCCTCGTGCCGACCGCGGCCGCGCTCGACGCCGGGTGGAAGCACGGATTCGTCGGCATCGAGTGCAAGCGCAGCGGCAAGAAGATCGACGAGGCGATGCTGCAAGCGATCACATACATGGACTGCGTGTGGACTCTCGGCGACTGGCGTGGCCTGATCGTGCTGTCGTCGGTGCTGGTCTGGCCTTACTACTGGCCGAAGGATCAAGGGTACGCGCAGAGGATGCAACAGGCGCGCGTGGGCGTGGCTTATCCGACAACTCGTGACGGCTTCAACTTGAGCGTGCGTGGCGCGCCGACCGTCTCGTGGTCACCTCAGATCGGCGTGAAGACGGTGCTGGACTAATAAATGAAAATCGAACGGGTCGAACTATCAAAGCTCGCGGCAGATCCCGCGAATGTGCGAAAGCACAACTCCAAGAACCTTAAGGCGATTGAAGCCAGCCTTCGACGATTCGGCCAGCAGAAGCCCATCGTGGTTGATGGTGATGGGATCGTGCGCGCTGGCAACGGGACGCTTGCTGCGGCGCAGCAGCTAGGCTGGACGCACATCGACATCGTGCGCACTGCGTTGAAGGGCGCGGACGCTACGGCTTACGCGATCGCAGACAACAGAACCGCAGAGCTTGCTGAGTGGGACGAGGAAGCACTCGCGCAGCAGCTCGCCTCGATTCAGATTGAAGACGAAGAGCTAGCCGAGTCTTCTGGCTTTGACACCGCTGAGATTGAGAAGATGGTTCTGGCCGACAAAGAAGTGGTCGAAGACGATGTGCCTGAGCCTCCTACTGATCCGACCACGAAGCCGGGAGACCTGTGGATTCTCGGGGAGCACCGTCTGCTATGTGGTGACTCCACGAGGGCCGAAGATACTGATCGACTGATGGCTGGGACGAAGGCAGACCTGCTTCTGACTGATCCTCCCTATGGGATTGGATACGGGAAGTCAGGATTCTCTGGTACGCACGGCTGGAAGGACTACGGTCAGATCCAGTGGGATGTTGAAAGGCCATCAGCGGAAACGATCCGTGGGGCGATTGCCCGTTGTAAAGAGGCAATCATTTGGGGTGGAAACTACTTTGCCGACTATGTCCCTCCGAGCATGGGATGGCTTGTCTGGGACAAGGGCCAGCGAGACTTCTCGCTTGCAGACTGTGAATTGGCGTGGAGGTCAGAGCGCAAGGCCGCGCGCGTGTTCACTTTCTCTAGGGCAAAGGCCTTACAAGATGGAAAGCAGCACCCAACGCAAAAGCCAGTCGCCCTGATCGCATGGTGTATTGAGCAGGCCAACGATCCAGAAACAATCCACGACCCGTTCCTCGGATCTGGAACCACACTCATCGCCGCGGAGCAACTGCATCGCAAGTGCTACGGCATGGAGATCAGCCCAGCCTACTGCGATGTGATCGTCAAGAGGTGGGAGACCCTCACTGGAAAGAAGGCAGTCCTCGAACCCCGTACTCAAAACAAACCCCATGCCTGAGCCGGCAAGGAAGAAGTGCCACGCTCATCGACGCGATGGGAACAAGTGCACCCAGTGGGCGGTAGATGGCTGGAATGTGTGCAGGATGCACGGCGCGGGAGGCGGTCGTCCGATCAAGCATGGCCGCTACTCGCGTGTGCTCAAGAAGTCTGGGCTCGCGTCCCACTACGATGAGGCCGTCGAAGATCGCAACCTCTTCGACCTCAAGGAACCCATCGCGCTCCTAGAAGCGTGCCTCCAGCGAACGACCGAGCGCGTCGCCGACCGTGATACTCCAGACTTCAGGAAGCGATGCCTCGACCTATTCGAGGCCGCGCAGCAGGCATTGAAGGACGGGGACTCGGCAGGCATGAGTTCCAACCTCAAAGTGCTAGGCCAACTCCTGCGTGACGGCGTGTCCGAGGATCGTGCAATCAATCAACTCAGCGATCAGGCCGACAAGCTGGCGCGACGCATTGAGGGCGCATGGCGCATTCATCTTGACAAGACTCAGGTATTCAACCGCTCGCAGATGGTGTCGCTGCTCGGGCAGTTCATGGAGTTCGTCAGGATGGAAGCCGGCGGCGTGGTCGCTTCGCGCATCCAGTCCAAGCTGGTCGCGCTGTTATCGGTCGCTCACCGTGAACAGATCGAGAGTCATAAAGAGGAGAATGGCGACGAGGATGAATAGTCGCCATGCCGCACATCTATGACACCCTGCGTGACGCGCACATCGGTGAGGTGGACTTAGGCTTCGCGCGGTACAAGCTCTTAGTCGCGGACTCACTGCCTGATGATGAGTGGGCCCACACCGACACCGATCTGCACGAGATCGTCTTACACGCGAGCCTCGACGACGGGCGCGCTCGTGAGTTCCTAATGCACGAGCTCACGCACTGCGTGCTGGAGATCGTCGGCTACACCAGCGAAGACGCCGACGCGGTGTACAGTGACACGAACGAGGACATGACGATCAAGCTCTCGCGTGGCTGGCTGTTGCTGCTGCGCCTGAACCCCGAGCTCGTATCCATTATCGCAAGATCAAGTGACTAGGCAACCATTCGTACACGACGAGGAGACGCGCCTGCTTCTCCTCGAATCGCTCCTCGAAGTTGGCAAGCTGCACAACCTTCGAGAGGGCGAGGCCATGTTCGAGGAGTTCCGCGGGCAGGAGTCGAAGCTCTGCAAGAAGGTCTTTGGCGCGCGTCTCTGGGCAGCGCAGCGCGAGATCATGCAGCAGCTATCGACCAAGCGATTCGTGACCGTGCGCTCTGGTCGCAAGGCCGGCAAGACTGAGACTGGGGCACTGGCCGTGCTCTCATTCATCTATACGAGCAAGTGCGTGGTGCTGACGACCGCGCCGACGGGCCGACAGGTGCGCGATGTCTTGTGGCAGCGCATCGGGTCGATGTGGTCAAAGGCGAAGACGCGCTGGCCTGCGTTGCCGGGTGAGCTCGGCACGATCCGATTGTCGATCGCACCCGAGCACTACGCGCTCGGCATCGCAACCAACTCGCCCGACCGATTCCAAGGCTGGCACGCCGGCGTGCGGTTGCCTGACGATGTGGATATCGAAGAGAACGATGCCGACGAGGTGGATGTCGAGCGGTTGAAGCGCGAGGCGCAGCTTGGTGACAAGCGTCTCGTGGTCGTGATCGACGAAGCCGCCGGCGTGGACGACGCGGTGTATCGAGCCATCGAGGGCTCGCTCTCTGGCCCCAATGTCCATGTGCTGTTGACCGCGAACCCGACAATCGACGCGGACTCCGACCACTTCTTCGCGCGCTCGTTCAGGAACGGCACGCGCTGGCACCGCATCAGGATCTCAGCCTGTGAGGATGACGGCGCAGACCCAGTACCCTACGACTCGTTCCACATCGCGCCCGACTGGCTGGCGGACAAGGAGTGGGTCGACCAGATGCGCATGGAGTGGGGCGTGGATTCGCCGCTCTGGTCAGCCTATGTGCTGGGTAAGTTCCCCGAGCAGAGCCTTGAGCGTCGCTTCGTTACGAAGGGGATGCTGGTCGCAGCCCTCGATGCAGAGCTCGGCGAAGTGACGAGCGCGAGCCAGTTGCATCTCGGCGTGGATGTCGCGCGCCAAGGAAGCGACGAGTCGGTGGCGACGCTCTGGGCTAACGGCGTGCTGAAGGAGCAGATCGCGTGGCGGTTGCCTGACCTCATGGCGACGGCGAACAAGATCGTCGAGCTCGCCAAGACTTGGGGATACAAGGGCGAGATGATCCCAGCCCGCAACATCCATATCGACTCGGTCGGCATGGGTGCCGGCGTGCTGGATCGCCTGAAGCAACTCGGGTTCTATGTGGACGGCGTGGACTTCGGCTCTGCTGCGAAGTACGACTGGAAGGAGATCACGGGCCAGATGATCTTCTCGGATCGCAAGAGCGAGTTGCACTGGGTCGCCAAGCGTCTCCTCGAAGAGCGCAAGGTCAAGATCCCCGAGAAGTACAACGAGTTGTGGCGGCAGTCGCAGTGGGCGAGGTACGAGTTCGAGGACAGCGCGAAGGGCACGCGGATCGCGTTGCATCGTGACGATGGCAAGGATGGCCTGCGCGAGCGTTACGGTCGAAGCCCTGACCAGTGGGACTCGGCTATCATCGGCCTCTCGCGTGGCGCGTCGAACAAGCCGGGCTTCGCTGTGATGCCGCGCGGAGGTCTCTCGGTGCTAAGACGAGGAAGGTGACGAGTGGTAGTGAACTTGCAGAACGGCGACTGCATCGAGGTGATGCGCTCGATGCCAGACAACTCGGTCGATGCGGTGGTGACCGACCCACCGTATGGCCTGAGCTTCATGGGTAAGAAGTGGGACTACGATGTCCCGAGCGAGGAAGTGTGGCGTGAGTGCCTTCGTGTGTTGAAGCCGGGCGGTCATCTGCTGGCGTTCGCCGGCACGAGGACTCAGCATCGGATGGCCTGCAGGATTGAGGACGCGGGCTTCGAGATCCGCGACATGATCGCGTGGGTGTATGGTTCGGGCTTCCCGAAGTCGCTGGATGTGTCAAAGGCGATCGACAAGAGCAACGGAGACCCCAACAGATTGCACAAGTTCACAGCTTGGATGCGATCAACTGGTTTGACAGCGCGCCAACTAGATGAACTAACTGGTACGAATATGGGAGGCCACTATCTCACTAAGGCCAGCCAGCCAGCTATTCCGACACCAGAACTATGGGAAGTCATCAGGCCGCAATGCCGAGATGTCCCTTCGTGGGTCGATGAACTTGTAGAGAGGATCCAAGCCGAGCGCAAGGTGGTGGGGCACGCCGAGATGCGTGATACATCCGAAGTTCGCATCGCTGTATGCGCATCCGCCGACGATTACAACGCGACGGCTCGCCGCAAGGTTTCAATCACCGCGCCCGCGACCGCCGCCGCTCGTCAATGGCAAGGCTGGGGTACCGCGCTCAAGCCAGCCCTTGAGCCGATCACGATGGCACGCAAGCCGTTCACGAGCAGCGTGGCTGCGAATGTCGTCGAGCATGGAACGGGCGCGATCAATGTGGATGGGTGCAGGGTGGGCGATGCACCCGCAGGCCGCTGGCCGGCGAACCTGATCCACGACGACGGCCACGATGTGCAGCAAGTCCTAGGTGACGCGTCTCGCTTCTTCTACTGCCCGAAGGCGAGCAGCAGTGACAGAGGCGAGAAGAACATTCACCCGACCGTGAAGCCTACCGACTTGATGCGCTACCTCTGCCGCTTGGTGACTCAGCCCGCCGGCGTTGTGCTCGATCCGTTCATGGGTAGCGGCTCGACGGGCAAGGCCGCAGTGCTAGAAGGCTTCAGCTTCGTCGGCATCGAGCGCGATCCTCAATACTTCGAGATCGCCAAGCGCAGAGTGCAGCCACAGAAGGAGTCATCGAGCGTGGGCCAGTCGCAACTTTGGTAGTCTCGCCCGCGTGTCCGCAGACCGAAGACTCAACGGCCCGTGCACGCCTGATGATTCACGCACGAGGGCGCGATGAGAAACCCGACGACACCCGACCACTTCCTGCTACCGCATCTGCTGTTGGTCGATGCTGGCGACGCGGATCAACTGAGTCCGAACCAGTTGTTCACGCTCGTGGAGCGCGGCTGGATCATCTTCGG